TGTCATCCTCAAATACCATGATGGGTTCTCCCAGATCCGCACACAGTTGCCACAGTCGATAGTGACTGTCAAAACAGCCAATCACTCCCGGCAAGCTCATTTCGTATTTTTCATGATCGCTCAAGGGTCGATCTGGGCCCTTGAAGCCCCAGGCATGGCAATCTCGACCTTGTGATTCGTACTGTTGCTTGGCCACGTTGCCATAAGAACCTTCAAACAGTTGCCAAGAAATTCCGTAGTTGGTCAACTGTTGCGCCAGCGTTTCGGCAGATCTGGCACTGCTGGCCACTTGAGAAAGATGGATAATGTAACAGTTCATTGCCAGTAAGATTCGCTGCGTGGTTGTATCAGGTCCTGTGCTCTGCTGCGACCCAGAGATTTTCTGGAGCCTTTGAGATGGTCCAGCCATGCACCCCAGGCTGAATTGATTAGTGGATGACCTTCTCCGGATATCAGTCCCTGACTCCAGTTCAGTTGCTGCATGGGAATTTGCGCTCGCACAGCATCAAACACAAAACTGTCGTGCCATTCGGCCAAGGTGAATATGCCCGATTCGGCTGAATCATAGTAGTGCTGGAACAATCTCAAGAATTCTCGGGTTTGGTCGCTATGTAGATTCATGGCATACAGCCCACATTCGGAATATTTGTTTTCTCGGCCCAGGTAGCAGATATCGTATTGATTGGGGCACAATGTGTCTAAATTGGCCAGAGTGATTGAGCTGTGACACACAGTGTCTGCATCCATCCAGATCAACCACTGAGCTTGAGAGTGTTGAGCGGCATGACATATGGCATATACTTTGTGGGCAAATCTCACAGCTTCCCACTTGAATTTTTTTCTGTGATCTCTGCGGCGACTTCGTTTGGGATCCTGACTCACATCACCATTGGCCCAAGGCACCGACTGCCACTGTTGTTTGAATGCCACCAATTCAGGTGATGCCTGCGCCAGGTCCAACACAGCCAAATTGGGTGCAGCTTCCAGAACCTCACAAGATTCAGCATAGACCACTAGATCAACTTCGTGTGGCCAGGTGTTCAAAAAGGTTTGAATCATGCGTTGACCATACAAGTTGTAGCCCTGGTCGTGAAAAGTGGTAACTACACAATAGCTCATGTGAGATATTTAGTGATCAAAACCATAGCCTATTTTCCTTTACAATGTGCCCGCAACTCCGGCGAAGTCCTGGCGGCGGTGCGCGGCAGCCTCAATCAACACGGTGTTGAGATTCAGGCACAGAGCTGGGATTCGGATGCAGTGATCATATGGTCTGTACTGTGGCATGGTCGCATGCTGGAAAATCGTGAAGTGTACAACCACTATCGTGGTCTTGATCGTCCTGTGATTGTGATTGATGTGGGCACCTTGATCCGTGGCGTGACCTGGAAAGTGGCGGTGAACAACATCACTGCAGATGGACACTATGGACATGAACACAACCTAGACTGGGATCGCCCCCGACGACTAGGCATTGGGTTGCAAAACCAAACGCTGAGACCAGAAATATTGATAGCGGCGCAACATCAACAAAGTCTACAGATGTCTAAGGTACCAGATCAAGAAGCATGGATCACACAACAGATTGCACAAATAAGATCAGCAACGGATCGACCCATTGTGGTGCGTTCTCATCCACGCTGTGCCTTGAATTTCAGTCAACTGCCATTGGGAATTGAAATACAAGCTCCACAACGCCTGGTCAACACTTATGACAGCTATGACATGACGGTCAACTACCATGCTGTGGTAAACCACAACAGCGGACCCGGTATCCAGGCAGCCGTGGCTGGTGCCAGGCCCATAGTGGATAGATCTAGTTTGGCAGCACCTGTGGGCGTTGATATTTCTAACATTGAACAGCCTTATGAGGTAGATCGTGAGCAGTGGTTGGTGGAAATAGCTCACACTGAATATACCATACCAGAACTGGAGGCAGGATTGTGGATTCAGCGTCTGGAACCTTACCTTTAGACTGTGCCTGTGTGATTGTGGGTGATGCATACTCATGGCAGTATGTAGACACTCTCCACAGCATGTTGACCCGACATCTGACCAGGCCTGTGACCTTGCATGTGTACACTGAAGCAGATAGAACAGTTCCGGATCACATGGTCAAACATGTGCTGACACCATGGAGGGTAAACAAGCCCTGGTGGTACAAAATGCAACTGTTTGATCCTGCACATCATGCAGGTCCTATGCTGTATTTTGATCTAGATGTGGTCATTGTGGACTCTATAGACTGGATTTGGCAACTGCCCCTGGATCGTTTTTGGGCAGTGAGAGACTTCAAGTATCTTTGGAGACCCACATGGCCGGGGCTCAACACCAGTGTGATGTGGTGGGACACCAGTCAGTACGAGTCACTGTGGGCAGAATTTAATGGTCAAGGTCCTGCTGCGGTGGCTGCTCAATATCCGGGTGATCAAGACTATGTGACTGCTCGTCTGCCCCAATCTCAGCAGGCTCGTCTAGACTACAATCGTGTGATCAGTTGGCGATGGCAAGCTCTAGATGGTGGGTATGATCCTGCAGCCAGACAACATTGTGAACCTGGGGCTGGCACTCGTATTGACCCCGGGGTATCTGTACTGGTGTGTCACGGACAACCCAAGCCGCATCAAGTTTCGGACCCTGTGATTGTGCAACACTGGAAATGACACAAACTGTTTGAGTGTTGTGTTTTTGCAACAAACTGCCAGTTGACCAAAAATACCTTTTTCGGTTACAATAGCATTATTGCAAACAAACAGGAGCTTGATATGACAACATTGGCACATACCGTTTTGGGTTACACTCTGGCATTTTCAGCAGGTTTCGTGCTGTGCATGCTGGCGTTTGGCCTGTAAAAACAGTTGACCAAAAATGGCCAAATCGAGTATAATTACAGCATGAACAAAACAAAGACCACCCAACAAAAAAGCCCGGAGCCCCGTGTGCACCGTGTGCTTTTTGACCGTGACTTGCCATTTCGTGCCCGAAGCGAGCGAAATGTCATGTTGTATCAACGCAACACCAAGCATCGTGCAAAATCAGCACATGACATGGTGAGTTGACACCAAATTCACAATATCGTACAATATACATACATTAACAAAACGGAGCTAGAGATGAGTAAAATTTGTATCAAAAACGGTGTGTATCGTAACCAACCTGTACGCAACATCACCTTCTCTTTGGTGCAGGGATTTAGAACAGGTGCCCGCGGTGGCTATGTCACAGTGGACAGCGAGGGGTATTTTGGGCCAGAATTTGGCCAAGTGCGTGTGCGTGTGAACTCAATTGAAGACATTGAATATGTGGAAGGAACCAGCGTGACAAAAGAAAATACAGTGGTGGAATTCAAGCCTGTGGCACAGGCGGAAACCGAAGACCAAGCCATGGCTCGTATTCGCGAGCGTTTTGAGATTCTTACCGAAATGACCAAGGCCACTGTGACCGGTGATATTCGTGCCATGATCGTGAGTGGCCCTCCTGGCGTGGGCAAGAGCTTTGGTGTGGAGACCGAAATTGAAAAAGCCTGTTTGTTTGACAAACTGGCTGGCAAGCGTCTGCGAGCCGAAGTGGTCAAAGGTAGTGCTACTCCAATTGGCCTGTTCCAGACCTTGTACAAGTTTTCTGATGCCAATTGTGTGATTGTGTTTGACGACTGTGACTCAATCTTGCTGGACGATGTGGCCTTGAACTTGCTGAAAGGTGCCTTGGACTCAGGCAAGAAACGCACCATTTCTTGGTTGAGCGAGTCAAGTGCCTTGCGCAGAGAAGGCATTCCAGACCGTTTTGAGTTCAAAGGTAGTGTGATCTTTATCACCAACTTGAAGTTTGACCAAATGAAGAGCCAGAAACTGCGCGACCACTTGGATGCACTGCAATCACGCTGTCACTATCTGGACTTGACCTTGGACACCATGCGTGACAAAATACTGCGCATCAAACAGATTGCCCGGGACGGGGTGTTGTTCCAGGACTATGAATTTGACGAGTGTGTGCAAGACGAGATCATTGAGTTCATGAACGCCAACCAGAATCGCTTGCGTGAAATGAGCCTGCGTATGGCGCTGAAAATTGCAGACCTGCGCAAGTTGAGTGTGCTGAATTGGAAGCGATTGGCAGAAACCACATGTATGAAAACGGCTTGAACAAGTTAGCTCCTGAACTGTGATTCACAGTTCATTTACAACAGGCTCCACGGAGCCTGTTTTTTTGACTTTGTGTGCATGATACTATATACTTGCTAAGATGAAAAAAGCAACGATAGTAATTCGTGACGAAGTCAATATCAAGATAGAAGGACTTGATCTAGACACTCGCAAGGCCTTGGTCAAAGCCTTCAAGTACGAAGACCCCACTGCACGATTTCGTCCGGCCTACAGACTGGGTCGTTGGGACGGCAAAGTGGGATTCTTTCAGTTGGGTGGTAGCACCTACGTGAATCTCTTGCCCGAGATTGTGCCCATCCTGGAAAGCCGTGACTACGATATTGACCTGGATGATCAAAGAGATTATGCCACCCAGTTTGAATTTGCAAGTGTGCAAGAAGACAGTTTCGCCCACATTGCCTGGGGTGAGGGGCATCCGCTGGCAGGTCAACCCATTCAGTTGCGAGACTATCAGGTTCGTATCGTCAATGACTTTTTGAGCAATCCACAATGTCTGCAAGAAGTGGCCACGGGTGCGGGCAAGACCATCATGACTGCAGCACTGAGTCAACGCTGTGAAACCCATGGTCGTACCATAGTGATTGTGCCCAACAAGAGTTTGGTAACTCAGACTGAAAAGGACTATCGTGCCCTGGGCCTGGATGTGGGTGTGTACTTTGGCGATAGAAAAGAACTGGGACTCACACACACCATTTGCACCTGGCAGAGTCTCAATGTGCTGATGAAGAACACCCAATCGGGCGTAGCTGAGTACACCATACATGATTTCTTGCAGGATGTAGTGGCAGTGATTGTGGACGAAGTGCACATGGCCAAGGCCGATGCACTCAAGACCTTGCTCACAGGAGTCATGAGTCGTGTGCCCATTCGCTGGGGACTCACTGGAACTGTGCCCAAGGAAAAGTTTGAAAGTGTGCCACTCACTGTGAGCATTGGTCCTGTGATCAGTCACTTGTCGGCCAGTGAGCTACAGGATCGTGGTGTGCTGGCTCAGTGCCATGTGAACATTGTGCAGTTGGTGGACTTGGTGGAGTACAAAGATTATCAAAGCGAGCTCAAGTACTTGCTGGAAGAGTCTGGACGATTAGACACCGTGGCTGCACTAATACAGCGTGTGAATGCCACCGGCAATACCCTGGTCTTGGTGGATCGTGTGGCAGCAGGTCATGCCTTGGTAGAGCGCCTGGGCGACCGAGCTGTGTTTGTGTCAGGTGCTACCAAAGCCCGGGCAAGACAGGATGAATATGATCAAGTGGCCGAAAGCTCAGACAAAATTATCGTGGCCACCTACGGCGTCGCTGCTGTGGGTATCAATATTCCTAGAATCTTTAACCTGGTGTTGCTGGAGCCGGGCAAGAGCTTTGTGAGGGTTATACAAAGTATTGGACGTGGTATTAGAAAAGCCGAGGACAAAGACCACGTGGAAATCTGGGACATAACATCAACCTGTAAATTTGCCAAACGTCACTTGACCAAGCGCAAACAGTTCTATAAGGAAGCTAACTATCCTTTCACACAAGAAAAATTAGACTGGATGAAAATCAAATAACTGTTGACTTTGCGAACTCGCCAGTGTATTATACAACAATGCAAATACTAACTCTTGACAACGCCACATTTGATTTGAACCACTTGCCCGACGAAGTGGACGACATGCGCTTTGCTATCCTGGACAACAGCGACCCTAAAGACCCGGATTATTTTTATATTCCCTTGATCTTTTTGGAGAGCTTTACCAGTCCGGCCTTGGTGCTGAGAATTGGAGAGCACCGCATCAAGATGCCCATTGACTGGCAGATTCTAATTGGGGAACCTGACCTGGGTGACCTGGAAGCACTGCCACTCACATCCATTAATGATCGTGGATTCCGTGTGTTTGAATTTAATCCACTGTCCAGTTTCCGCCCCAGTTTCCCCGACATTGAAATCTTGGATGTGTACCATGAGGTGACTTGGCATGCACCCAAACTCAAGAACGGACAGATGTTGTGCGTGCCATTAGCTTCAGGAGAGACGCCGCCCTGTGTGTACTTTGTGAAAGACATCAGCCGCAACTGTGAGATTGTGGACTACAACCGAGCCTGGTAACATGCCATATACCGAACCCGAACTTATTCGAGCAATCACACGCATGGCGGAATTGTACTGTGCTAGCTATCCCCAAGATCACGAGTCTGTGCAACGATTCCTTGACTGGGTGTTGTTGGAATGGGGCTACGAACATGGGAAGTCTTAGGCCCGGTGCTGAATACATTTACGAAAGCCCCGATGGGGGAGAAACTGTGTATGCTAGAGAAGTGGGTTCCACAGAGCGTCGCATGATTGGGCAAAGTCTAAAGGCAGCGGGACTGGTAAAAGATCTCGAACAAAACCTTTTGTGGGACAACATTCGTCGAGCCGCCGAAACCAATCCTGCTTTACAAGATGCCTTGGATCGTGCCGTAGTGATATATCACCTGAGCAAAAAAAATGAGTGACAAATTAAACATTGCCAACGAAATGCGTGAGCTGGATCTCAAGAATCGCAATTTTTATCGTGACCTTACCCCAGAAGAACGCAAGAAGTTTTCCAACTATCTCATGATACGCTGGGCCAGTGGTGTGCAAGGTGCTCGAGAACTGCAGGAATTCTATGTGATTGCCACCAACGAGAGATTGAACAAACACTTTTTCTCCTTGGGCAAGTTGCCAGACTTGCAATGGTTGTGTGCCACCACAGTGAGTCCAGATCTGGGTGCACAACGGCATCAGTGGATTTCGCCACGTAAACGAGAACCCGGTGCCAGCTCTGTGAAAAAACAATTGAGCAACTTGTTTCCGCATTTCAACAGTGACGAAATTGATTTGCTGGCCGAGATCACCACCAAAAAAGAACTAGCCGAGTACGTCCGGCAGCATGGACAAGAACCGTGACGTATCAGTGTGAGTTTTGCAAACGAGACTTTGTAAAAGAGAGCAGTCTTGCAGTGCACTCGTGCGAACCACGTCGTCGACGCCTGGAGCAAAACGAACCCGGAGTAAGACTGGCCATGTATGGCTATCTCAAATTCTACGAGCTGTGTCAAGGTTCGTCTCAACTCAAGACATTTGAGGATTTTGCTGAATCACCGTACTATCGAGCATTTGTGCGATTTGGTCGTTATTGTGTGAACACCCGAGTGATCAATCCCGAACAATTCATGACATGGTTGCTGAAACAAAACAAAAAAATTGATCACTGGTGTCGTGACAGCATGTACACCGAGTTCTTGATACAATATCTGCGTACTGAAACTGTGGACGATGCTCTTGCTCGGGCCATGGAGTTTGGTATCTCCTGGCAAGAAACCACTGGCAGTCCTGCACAGGACTGCATGCGATACGGCAATGCCAATGTGATCTGTCATGCCATCACAGGGGGTAGAATCAGTGCCTGGGCCATTTACAATTCGGATTCCGGTCAAGAATTCCTGGGCAATTTAACACCAGACTTGGTCGCGGTGATTTGGCACTATATTGATGCTGATGCCTGGCAAAAACGATTCCGGGACTATCCAGCCGATGTTGAGTATGCTCGAGATATCTTAAAAAAAGCAGGGTGGTAATATGATATGTATTGATTTTCAAGGTGGTGCACATGGCAATTATTTGGAATTTATGTGCAATAAATTTCTTGCCAAGATCAAAACCAACAAATTGCCATTTAATCAGGCAGGAGCTTCGCATCACAAATACAAAGTACCGAATAACAATCTAGTTTTCAAAGCCGGGCATTATTTTGAATATCTTGGCAAGAAAACTGAATTAATTAATAGTAGAATAATTTCTATACAAATAACTTCTCATGATTTATTGCCGCTGTCGTCTGTCAGCTTGCTCAGAGCCGGAGATTACGGAATTGACAATGACCAACTTGAAATCAATACCTACAAAAAATTTAATAATGTACACTACAAATGGGTATTAGACAAGTTGATCAATGGTTTTTTTAACAACCAAATTCAAAACAGTTATAACGGAGTAAAAGACAATACATGGCCGCATATTCAAACCCTTGGGGAATTTAAAAAATTACCAATACATATACAAGATGAATGTATCAATGTACATAATCTTCGGCTGCATGAACTGTCTGACGAATCGCCAAATTGTCCAAGATACATATTGCGAGAATTTTTTAAATTAAGTTTTAAGTATCCGTCTGAATCGGGTTTTATAAAACAACAAGAAAAAATGACGTATGATTCTAGTAATAATGTCACGATCTTTCCGTACAGTAGTTTTTACAATACTGAACAGTTCGTTCAAGAATTTACCAAAATATCTGACTGGCTTGGTTACAATTTTGTTGTTGACACTGAGTTTCTTGAAATACATAGTGAATTTTTATCCAGGCAACCTTACAAAGATTCTAAAAAATATTGTGATCAAATTTTAAGCAAGATATTTCGGAATGAGTTGTTTGAATTTTCTGAATTGGATTTGCTTCAAGAAAGTTATTTGACAGCACATTTAGAATTGCATTATAATACAGAACTACCAAACAACAATATGTGGTTTTCGAATAGTTGTCAGATTTTTGATTTTGTTAATGCACAATAAATTAATAAATTTTTATAAAATATGAGTGCCGATATTGACATTGACCTGGCCAATCGGGATCAGCTGTTGGCATTGATACGTCATACTCCAGCAAGACAAACTGTGAATAGTCAAGCACGCCGGCACAATTCAGGTGTGTATGTGACCGACATACCTAGAGATCCGGTGTTAGGCTGTGCTGCCATAGACTATCAAGAGGCCGAATCTCGTGGCTACTTCAAGATCGATCTGCTGAACATGAGTGTGTATCAGTTGATTCGTGACCGGGATCACTACAATCACATGTTGACTCTAGAACCACCTTGGTCTCGACTGTGGCAGGATTCAGACTGGGCTGCTCAACTGGTGCATGTGGGCAACTATACTGAGTTGTTGAAAAGCATGAGGCCAAATTCTGTGCCAAGAATGGCAGCTTTTATCAGTATCATTCGTCCGGGCAAGGCTCACTTGCAAAACCAACCCTGGGAACAGGTGTTTGAATCAGTATGGGACGGAGATGACAGCCGGGGTTTTGTGTTCAAGAAAGCGCATGGCCTCGGTTACGCAAAGTTGGTAACACTTCACATGAACCTACTCCACACGTCGAACCAGGGTAATTGATTTTCGTTTGGTTTTTTTGCGACTGATTTCTGACAGGCTGCAAACTGGTCCGTGCAGGATTTCAAGATCTCGATTGGTAAACGTGCGCAAGTAAGGACGGAACGGCTCCCACTCATGTTTGAGAAATATATTGATGGGTATGCTGCGATTGCTTTCCCACCACCACACATTGGCCAATTCTAAAAACAGTTGTTTTTGTTCTGCTTCTATGATGCTGCCAAAGTCGTAGATGGTGGTAATAAAATCATCTCTATTTTGTATGATACCCACATACTCGTTGGCAGCATAAGTGCAAAGAGTAATAAATGGGTATTTTTCGGCCAATTTGGCAAAGATATCTGGGCTCATTGATGATATTTATACAACCAAAATCATCCGGCAAATATCGATAAATAACATGTATGTATTCTACCACAGCTTATATCTACCA